GCGAAAGAGAGATTCCACTCTCAATCTATACGGTGGTAGGACCCTAAAGACCTACCAAGATGATCGATATTGACAAAAATGATTTTATCTCATCAACCTACCCTAGGGCGGTTGGATGTACCGATGCATCTGATGCTCGTTGTGAAGTTTTCCAAAAAATCCTAACGCGGAACGCTGAGCAACTTGTGTCACTCATCACCGAACGATCATGTTCGGGAGTGCCTGATATATCATCAAGCACTCGTCAGCTAGTTAGGTCACTAATCATTCCTGTCGTTGCCCGGCGCTCATTGAAGAGCTGCTGGTTTTCTGACAGGGAACTTGGTAAGTGTATCGCGTCATTCCAAATGACTGCGGCACGCATACACGAAGTCGTTGATAGTGTTTCTCGAGAACAAGCGTATATCAAGTACTGGACAGGAGTTTACATGTGTAAAATCTACCAGGACGATAATCTGCCTGTTCGAGAAGATTGGATTGAAAAACCTCTCTTCTCAGGTTGGCTGCGTCGTTTCATGTTACGAAGGCTCGCAAAGCGAGACGTTTCGTTCTTCTATTCGCTCGACAAAGGGTCCAAACAAAGTTGGCCCGCGATGTCAGAGGAAAAGAAAGAACTCGTACTCTTGAAACATGCAGAGCGTATCAGTCGTCAGGATGAACCTGTTACTGACTCATACGCACGTACACTCCGTCGGTGCGTTCGTGAGATCTTTTCTCACCCTCCGCCACCAACGAAGTTCGCGCCATCAGGGGGGGCCTGCTTACAAGCTCGCGTCAAAGACGGAGGAGCGCTAAGCCTATTTGAGCCCATGACCCTGCCTGACCCTGCTTCACCTTTAGGGAAGTTACGGGCCCTTGATCAGCATCTTACGTCTTATCGTAAGCGCAATTACTCCCTTGCCAAGGAGATCGCTCTACAGCGTCTCAACCTGGTTGAGGAGGACCAAGGGGAAGTCGGGGAATTTGTGAATATTTTTCACAGATTCTACCCTGCGGCCCTTGCTGTTGACATCGTTCCTTTAGCCGAACCGGCTAAGTTCCGTATCATCAGTAAGGGAGATGGTTATCTCTATACAGCACTACAACCACTTCAAGGTCAGATGCTTTCATGTTGGAAACGAAGTTTCTACTCAACAATGAAAGACACTGACCTGCAAATGCGTGTCCAAGAATTGGATAACACGGACTTACCACTTTGGTGTTCAGGCGATTACGAAGCCGCGACCGACCTCATCAGGAAACATGCGTCAATGATAGCTCTTTCAGAGCTGTCTAACTGGCCCAACTGGTATCCTGATGCGGATCTCGGAGCGGCGTCATTCGGATATTGCCGAGCTAGGTATCCAGACGGGTCACAAATTGACTCCTTTGAATCCCAGCTCATGGGACATGTTCTTAGCTTCCCTCTTCTATGCGTCGAGAATCTCGCAGCATATCGTGAGGCTATCAACATGTGGGTGGACTCAGGCATCGGCGATCCCAAACTAGGGCGCCTGATGTGGAGAAACGTCATAGTGAATGGTGACGACATTCTGTTTAAATGCACAGAGTCGTTCCTACCATTTTTCTACGAGGAGACCAAAAAGATTGGTCTTAAAGCGTCTGTGGGCAAGAACTTCGTCTCTACCGACATGTGCACGATAAACTCTCAAGTTTTTCGTCGCATTGACGGGAAGATGAAACGGTTCTCTTACCTCAACCAGCGCTTTATCTTTGGGAAAGGAAATTTCCGCAAAGCTTCCTCTGACACGGATGTAACAACACCGACTCAATTGTCGAAGGGTGTCAATGAAATGACATCCCTCGTCCCTTGGACGCAGTGTATCGTACCGATGACCGTGAGGCGATTTGGTAAGCAATCATTTGGCAAGTTCTTAGGAACAGCCAACTGGTACCTTCCAGTTCACCTGGGCGGTTATGGTTTCGATATACGTAGTTCCTCGGGCAGAGTCCATGTGACCCGTGGTCAAAGGATCCTCGCCGCTATGTTCGTCCATAATCCTTCGCTCGCACTTTATACCTTCCGAAATGGAGTGGATATAGAAGTGGCGAAGTATTATGGGGCAATTGCAAAGCCCAGATGGGTCATTGGAGACTATGTCTGCAATGATTTTGAAGAGTATTCCGAAGAAGACCCCTGGTTGGCGAGGCTTGCATACATTGCAAGGCTCCGAGCCAACAGGAAGCCTAAACCGATGAAATTGGTTCTTGCCAAATTCCGTCGTGACTTCAGGTTGAAACCTTCAAAACTCCGTACTCTTTTAAAGTACTGGAGCATCCGTCTGGTCAATTACAAATTGCCCACTTGTCCTGAGTTGAATATACTCCGATAGGCTTCCGTTTAATCTCTTGCACCTCGTTCGTCCAGCATGACGCTAAACTGCTACGGGGTTCGATTTGGTAATGGCCCAAAATCAGTGGTTGATGTCTGCTCGACATCCCTTAATAATTCTGTGCTAACCAAAAAGCCAAGAGACTACACGGCGCCTCCTCTTAGAGGTTCAAATCGGATGTATAGTCCCTGCGTTTCGCAGGCATCCCGTGCACGAAACACGTAGATTTCCACCTACGGTCGAGCACTCCATACGAATGTCGTTAAACGACCTTACACCAAAGCAACGAAAGCGCTTACAGAATAAAATGAAGAATGAAGAACAACGGTTAGCAAAGCTTCAAAGGAAACAAGCTAATCTGAATCGACAATCACAACAGACCGGGTCGGGCTTGTCCAAGGGACAGCGCCGACGCCGCAACCGTGATCTCCGTGTTCAACAATCAGCATTGCCCAAGGGGCTGCCTGTACTTCCGAAAGGTCTTCCTGTTGGAAACTATGCCGCGAGCTCAAATGGCTCGAACGGACAATGGTTCCCAAGCGGAATGACCACGAAAGGCCCAAAGACCTTCACGTTCAGCGAGGATGAATATATCCAAGATGTCCGTGGGTCCGATGGGTTCCAGATAGCGCGATTTGCGCTCAATCCTGGACAGTCAGCAACTTTTCCTTGGTTGTCAACGATTGCTAAACAGTTTGAGAAGTGGAGGTTTCATCACCTCGAGTTCTACTACAAACCACTTGTGTCAGGGTTTGCCACAGGGGGTACCACTGGAAAGATCATGATGTCCGCCGATTTCGACGCGACTGACCCGACTCCTGGTACCAAACAACAGGTTGAGGATACATATCCTCATTCTGATTGCATGCCCTATGAGCAAACTTGTCTTATCCTGTCTCCTTTTGAGATGACAGGACCTGACCGCAAGTTCGTACGACCCGGACCTGTACCAGCTGGTGCAGATATCCGATTGTACGATGGCGGCGCCTTCTTCCTTTCCACTCAAGGAAATTCAGGGGTCGACGCCAATTGTGGTGAACTTCGAGTGAGGTATTCAGTCGAGTTGTCTGTCCCTGTTCTTGAACAGCTCCAGACACCGCCGCCAATCACGCAGATGTCAGTCTTTACGGCTGACAGCTCGAATTGGCCTAACGCAGTGTCGAAGAACATCAATAACTGGCTTGTCCACGACGGGTTGAATCCTTTAAAGATCAACATCGTCGACGACAATCAGTTGGTGTTCCCTCTTGGAAACTATCTCATAACTACCACTTGGCAGTTTGAGGTTTCCGAGACCGGAGTGGCAATAACGGACATCTCAACGACGTCTACCGCTTCCGAACTTGACTATGTTGCCTATCAGGGCTTCACAGGAGGGACCTCTGGTCCTCAAGTTCTTACTCTCACAAACTCGTTTCCGTTGGCGGCAACTGATGGTTTCGCTTGGATTCCAAGCTTCATCGCTGCCTCGACAACGGACGGAGCCCCAAACTCGGTGAGTTTGAGGGTGATTGTTCAGACTATCAGCTAAGCCGTTGAGCTAGCGATAACCTTTGTTCTTCTTCAACATTCTACTCTGTAAGCCATTTGACCTATACGCGTCTAGCTGATTGCTGAGACTGCATAAGGGACTATTGACTTCGACGTGAATTCACCAAGCTGTGGAACTTGCAAGGTACTGACTGCTTGACCATCTAAAATTTGATGGCTTAAGGCGTATTAGTAACTGCGAAGTTGCGACACGACCTGGATGACGGAACCTGTGAAGGTGTGCAAGCCCCCTTTATCCCAAAGGAGAAGGATGCACACCGGAGGATTCAAGATTCCTCTCGCTAGCAACCGAGCTCAAGGCGAAATATGGTAGACAGAAGCACTTAATGGGCTTTCATCACCAGTACTGCGCATGAGCAAGGTGGAGGAGATCACGTGACCAATAGTCTGGTTGTAGACCATGCTGCATGGATA